CCCTCTTTGCGATATATAAAATTCAACCGGTGCGTCTTGGCTGCTGCCAGATATTTTTATCTGCGCAATGTGTATATACCCAGCGGTACCAATTGTTCCTCTCGCACTATGGACATAATAGTCTAGTTCCAATTTCACCCGACCAGTTATTTCTCCACCAGCCAAAGGTAATTTAGTGGCATCATTTGCAGCTATAGTAATTTTATCATTTGCAGCATCTGAAGTAAGGGTTATATTACTACCAGCTTCCAAAGTAAGTATATCAGTCTTAGTGTCTGCTTCAATTGTTGTATTGCCCACCATGACTTTACTAAAAGCATTCTGATTTACTTCTGCTCCTGTAGCTATTTTTTCTAACTTTTCAACCTGTGTGGCAGACATCAGACCGTCAATTTCCATCGTGGACTTTGGTATAGCATTGGCACTTATTGCAACCCATTGCGTACCAGTCCATCTATACGTATAATCTGTATCCTTAACATTTACTGTCCAGCCATCCTGCGGATTGGAATATGTGGTTATGATATCCGCAAATGTGTTTACTGCTTCTTTCCAATCTATATTGGTTTCTATTGCGGATAGCTTGTTATCTACTTCAACTTTTGTATATTTATCCAGATATTTAGCCTTTTCGGAGATGGATAAATGGATATCAGCATTATTTACATGTTTCCTTGTTTCATCTTTTAGCTCTTCCAAATCTTCTGCAAGAGCATAACTTTCTTCTGACCTAAGGATTGATACCATGTTGATGTTTGAAACAGTCGTATAAATATCTATTGATATTGCTATTTTAAAGTCATTGGCTGCCGGAACAAAATCCCATTTATCTGTAGTCGCCATAATAATTGAGTATAGTATTTGCCCTTCGTCTGGATCGTTTGCGAATAGGCCAATTTCTTTTATATAATAACCAACGGATAAATCAGTATTGATCACCAGCGTTCTAAGCCTTACAGTGGTATCGTCTTCTTTTTCCCAGCTTGCGATAGGAAATTCCTGCTTTTTGTTTATCAGGCTGCTTTTTTTACTTAAATCATCTGCTGCTAAATAACTTCCGTCTCCGGTTTCTATTTTGGTGAATTCTATCAAATTGTTGCTGATGGTTGACTTCGTTATCAACGCCAAGCCCTTTTGTGTAATAACTGCCTTATTAAATTCTGCCATACATGCCTCCTATCTTATTTCCCACTTGTACTTGTGTGAGTGCCCTAGGCCAATGTACGCACTGCTTTCTAATGTTCTAGGCACCGAAACGAGTTCAAGGTGGGATCTCGTGTTTTTTACTCGCTTAATCATTCTTACAAAATATTCCGCCATCTCCGGGGTAATTGTTGTTCCTGTTTCCACTCTGAACGTGCCTGGAGTGCCATTATATTCAAACCACTCTTTTACTTTTGCTTCTCCAAAAACAATAGAAATTAGTTCCTCGACAGCAGATGGTGTACCAGCTTTTTGGTACCAAATTAAAGTGTTCTTTACGAGTTTTCTTTTTGCTTCTCTCTGCATTTCTTCATCGTAATATGGAGTCCTAAGTTCTACTCCCAGAACGTCCAGTATATTCTCTGGCATATCATCTACTACGGCGTAAACTCTTGTACTATCTGCGTATTTCCGTAGCTTTTGCATTGCTTTTTTTACTGCATAGCTAACAGCCTGCACTTCTGGGTATTCTTTTAAGTATGAAGGAAGAATATTCAATATCTCACAATCGTAAAAGTTAATCATCTTCTATCCCTCCATACTCAACAGTCTTACTCTTTAGTTTCGCTACACAGTTATCCGGAGCATGACAAAAGGTAGGTTCTGCAATCTCAATTCTTTTTGCGCCTGCCTCAATAATTAATTTAGTTAGTTTCGATGGATTAATATCCCTGCCAATTTTGCTACACTGCCAAATTATATAATTTTCCACGGCGGTAGTGACATCGCTTTTAATCGTCTCCGTTCTCGACTTGTCTGATTCATTAATGTAATATTTGATATCTAAGTTGTATTCTACGATCTCTGGGGCGCCAACCTGCACCTTATCTGTCAAAGGACGTATCTTCTTATCTTCTAAAAAATCTTGCAGATTTCCTACAATTGTTTCGTCCGGCAATTCTCCATTTTTCATGATAAACCGAACATCAACCACCACAGGCGATGGAGACGTTATTTTCACATCTGTTATATCCGAATTAAATGTTTTTACCCAGTATGCATACGCTTCATCGGGACCGGCTACGGAATATTGGGATGGTGCTAAAAATACTCTTTCCGCTAAATGTTCATCATTTTCTGTATCGGTTCCGGCACTTGAAACGGATACATTTATTACACTGTCTATATAGGCAATTGGATCTACTATTACATTTATTTCACCTACTTCATAATCATTTCCTAATTCTCCAGTTACTGTGCATTCTGCTTTAATCTCTGCGTACAGTTTTCCTTTTCCTATCTCGACAACTTCTGTAGTTTCAAAATAGCAGGAAGCCGCTGCCGTAGTAACACGAGTTCCCTTTGGTATTGTAATTACACTGTTTCGCACTTCTGATAAGCAAAAACGTATCATCGTTGTTGCGGCTGAGGCTGCATTCCTTGTTATTCCTTTTAAAGCGGCTAAATTATCCAAAAAATTGCCATACGAAAACTTTAATAAGTTTTGTTTGCCAGCGCGGTCTAAATACTGAAAGCCCTGGTATATCTGTAGCGCACAAGCGTAAAGAACTAATCTGTTTGGGTCTGCCTGTGCAAGTGTTATTCCCTTTCCTGTTACCTCTTCGTATTTATCTTGAAAATCTTTAATCATTTCCTTTAACAGGCTTTCCATTGTTGCGTAATCGATAAAACTTATGTCCGGCATGTTTTTTACCATGTCTAATTCCGCCATACTAGGTTAACCTCCTTCCAATGCTTATTCTCGGTATTAGGGAGCCATCATCACCAGTCTGATAAGTTACTTCATTCACGAATACTCTCGGCTCATATAATTCTGTCTTTTCCGTAATTTCCAGTGCGAATAAATTCATGGCAACGTTTAATGGATAACTTACAAAATCATTATTTAGCCCAAAGCTTCTGTCTAATGGCTGCTCCCCTTCTTTTGTACTGTATAGGGCGGTAAGGCATCTGTTTATGTCCTTTATTTCATTGTCCTGATAATCGAAGTCTATTATTGCTTTTGTTGTGTTGATCATATGCTCCTCCTACAGATACTCTTCTAGTGAAAGTGCCACTGTTGCTTTTGCTAGCTCTCCACCGGAGTATATAGTATTCCACGCCTCGTTAGCATTTGTGATTTTCCATTTGTTTAAACCTACGGTTTTGTTACCTATTACAAGTTTTTCAACAGTACCATCCTCGACCATTTTTTGTATATTTTCCAATATGGTTCTTGGCCTTATACCAAATCTTGAATCAAGGGTTATGCTAAAACTTACTTTGCGTAAATTTGCTCCTACAAATTCCGATTTTGGTTTACCTCCAATAATATCATGATTCGCCCAACTCGCAGACACTTGTTGCGTGAAGTTAATGAAATTCAGAATCCTCTTATCACTAGTTTCAAAAATTATATTTATGCCCAGGCTTCCTATTTGCCCCATGTGCCATCACCTATCCTAACCTTTTTATCATTTCCTCTATGGTGGTTTCTCCGCTAGAAGTCTGAAATTTTATATTGCCTGCTTTGAAAATCAAGTCATTCGTTGCTTCATCGTATCTGGAATATGCTTTTCCTTTTTCAGCGGCATACTCCTTCTTGTAAATTCCTTTTCCAGCATCCAATGGGAGGTTTGCACCGCTCCAAAACGTCCCCAACACCACGCCGGCGGAAGTCCCATTGGAAAGATGGAGTACTAGCACTTTTTCTCCTATGCCTGGCATTTTATACTCTCCGCAAAAATTCAGAACCGGTAATTCCGTAGTTACGGCGTTGCTTTTATCCGGATACACTACTTTAATTGTTCCTTTTTTATAATTTATGCTAGATATGCGACCTATCCTTATATTATTCTCTGCCATAATTACTCCTTTATGGTATCGTTATTGTTGTTCCGGGGAAAATCCAGTGTCCATTGCTGGAATTTACTAAACCTCGCTGCTGTGCAACAGAGTCTAATAGCTCCCTGTTTGCGTCAATTATTTTCGTATACTGAGCCCCAGAACCATAATATTGTTTTGCAAGCATCCAAAGCGTATCACCCGCTTTAATCGTATAATTCGTTCCATCTGCTTGAACCCTTTTGTTAACAACGAGTCTTTTCTGAACTTTCCTGATGTTTAAATCCATTGTATAACCCGATTTTGTCACATTATGCTTAATCTTGTTTATAAAATACTTACCATCCACTTTTCCTAATCCCGATATCATGATTAAGTTTGTTGCAGTTATATTGGGGTTTGCCATAATACGAATATTCATAGTTGTCATTTCTCTATTTGCTATATTCACTCTTGTCACCGCTCTGATTTCGGCGTCTTCCAGATTATCGACCTTTTCATTAATTTCCAAGAGCCGTGTTGAATCTCCTACTGTAATCGTGATATCTTCATCGCTGTTCGGATTGGAATAGCTGATTTTTGCACCGGTGTAAGTTCCGGTCAGAGTAGTATTGTAGTCCCATCTGGTTATATCCCCCTTATAAATCGTCGTAACTGAGGATAAATCTTCCATGAGGCCTTCATCATATATATACACTCTATTACTATATACCTTTATGGACAACCCGTAATCCTTACACAGAGTGGCTAAAAATGCGCTATCCGTTTGTTCGGATTGTTCGATAGAATTTATTGCTATGCGGAGGGCGCCGTACGGAGCCTCTAGTCCGTATCTGGTAGCTATCTCCTGGACAATTCCTAAGATAGTAATGTTCTCCCATGTCTTTGTACGTTTTGTATTTGAAAATCCATCTTGAACCGGCATGGAGACTGCGCCTATACTGCAAACAGACGGAGAACTGCTTGCAGCGATATCATCTATAGTAAACGTCCCGCAGTTATAACTCTTTCCGATGCCTTCTGTTTCCCAATTTGTTGTAATTATATTTGCCACTATCTGTGAACATTTGTCTGGCATCCATTCATTTGTCCATCTTCCGTCTTTATTGTCTACAGTTAATGAAATACAGTCGCTTTTATTCGTTGCATCTGTATAGGAAAAATCCTCTATAAACTCGGATATCTGGCTGGATATATTTGTTTTGTTATACAGAACTTCTAGTCCCGCTCTTCTAGGCTTACTCATTTATGCTCCAAGGCGGAAGATTCCTAGTATATTCGCTCGTAATGGCTGGGGTGCGAAGCAAAACGCCTGAATTAAATATGAATGTATCTAAATATTCCTTATTATTTTCCATCAATATACCCACCTCGCATTCGTCTCCATACACTTCTTTTGCTATCATATCCCATGTTTGCAATTGTTTTGTTTCATACACATTTGCTCCCTCCTTTATCCAAACGATACTCTCGCATTGTCCTTTATCCACTGTTGCATCATGGCCTCAAATTCTTCCTGGTTGGTTCTGCCGGCGCTTACTATATCGTCCTGTGTTGGAGTACCGCCATAGAAATTTAGAGTCGGCGAATAAGTAATAGTTGGGTCATTACTTTGATGAATATTCGTATTCGTGGATTGGCTTGCTTCCACTTCTCCAAGCAGATTATCAAAATTACTTGGTTTATCAAAGCTTGAGCTTTCAAATAACATCCCGCCCCCTGCATTCCCTCCAAACACTCCCAAAATTTTACCCACTGTCCGCCACAAATCTA